TGCATAATAAGATGGGGATAAAGACTATTAAGGTCAAAACTAACCACCCAATCATACTTTCCCGGAATCGGTTCCTTGACATATGCACCTGCGTACTGAGAATCTTTTTCAGATCTCTCTTTAGGAGGGATAACTATATTCTTCTTCTTTAAGTAGTTATAGATAATCGCATCCCAAGTACGGACCTGGAAGAACACATCGTTATAATTCACCTTGGCGTCATATGCCATGGTCAATGCCAACTCAATCAGTTTCATCTTGTCTTCCAGACGGTCAACAAGTTCCACGTCAATGATGTTGTATTCGATGAACTTCTGCCAGTTGCCTGTGTAGAAGTCCTTAAAGGTATCGAACTCAGAGTGGTCCAACTTACGTTGACCCAGTTCCACAAATGCAATGTGGTCCAAACGATACGACTCTTGATTAGTATAGGTAAACTTCTTATACAAGTCAAGGTAGTCAATCACACTGATACCTGCCAACTCACAGGTAATCTGTGGGCGACCGTGCATCTGAATCTCACGTTGACGAACATTGTTCCAAGGAGAGAGTTTCTTGACAACCTTCTCGCCCATCAGACGCTCAATGCGTCTTACGATATAAGGAATATCATACAGTTCACAGTTCCACCCTGTGATGACATCAGGGGAGACCTGTTGCCACCATTCTAGGAAGCGATCGATAAGGTTATATTCATCCTCACACAGGACAAAGGTGACATCCTTACGTGTGTTGTTAAATGGTCGTGAGGCAAAGCAGGTGATGTGTTTGGTAGCAGCATCCTGCAATGTAATGGCAAGGAGTTCCTCTGATACATTGTGTACATCAGGGAAACCTTCCTCAGCAGCAACCTCGATATCAATCGTGTAGAGTCCAATCTTGGAGATATCAAACTTAATTTCGTCTTCAGGATACTTGTCAGAGATATACTGAGCAACGTACCGATCATTACCATAAATGGCAAATCCATGAACGTCCTTGTACTTCTCTACAAACTCCTTGCAGTCTGAGATCTTACCAGGTTTGATTGGTTCTACATTCTCACCATCAAGTGTCTTCCACTTTGACTCTTTCTTTGATGGCACATAAAAGGTTGGTCCAAACTCTTCTCTGTAAGAGAATTGTTTGCCATTCTCATATCCACGTACCAGCATTTCGTTAAACCGCTGGTAGACATTAGTATAGAATCTCATTTAGTCAGTGACTGGTATTCATCAAGTAGTTCTTTGTTGGGGTCAACCATGGTGAGTATTTTATCAGAACTCATCATGACAAACTCATCGTCCGTCACATCAGTTAACCACGGGACCATTTTTCCTTCAGTAAGAAGATAGGGATTAGTCAGTTTGCAATCGGGCATACCGATGTCAGCACCAACTTCCTCAATCTCACTCACTAAAAGTAACTTGTTCACTAAGTACAGAACCTGTACCACTGGTCCCATCGGTTCCTCCACTCGTGGTGGTTCCAACATCATCTCGTCCGTCGCCAGATTGGTTTCTTCCATCATTCCTCTTTCCATAAGATTCTACAATCGCATCGAGTGGGTCAGTAATGCAGACCACCCAATCTTTATTTACAATAATATCTTTGTCCTTTGAGAGTCCCATCCACTTATAGAAGACAATCTCATGCTTCGGTGGTGCATCTTCTGCCTCAAGCAGGACTTGCTGTGTATTAATTTTAATGCAGTGAGGTTCGCCAAAGAAGTAAGATACCAGGTTATCTTCAGAGTCACGATACTCCTTAATATCTGCGATGACTTCCTCACCAGACTTTAGTAGTGCCAGTTGTACGCTCATAGTCAGTATTTACCTCTTAGTAGTATAGCATAAAAAAGGAGGGGTATCAACTGGATTTGGCCAGTTCCCCCTCCGTCAGCGGCGACGATACTTTATTTAGAACCAGTTCTTTCTCTGATGATGTTCGGGGACTACTTTACCAAGATCAATGGTTAGCAACCCATTCTCAAATTTAACTGATCTAATTTCCGTCTCCTCACCGAGGGTCCAAGTTCTGGTGAAAGATCGTTGAGCCATTCCTCGATGGTAGTATTTGGTGTCGGTGTCTTCGTCTTCTTTTGTTCCTTCGACGAAGAGTTTTCCGTCTTGTGTGTAGACATGTACTTGTTCTTTCTTGAATCCAGCAAGTGCTAGCTCAAGTCTAGATTCCGTATTACTGACCTGAACTAAGTTATATGGAGGATAATTGCCCTGTGATTCCACGAGATTAAGGCGATCGAAAATATCATCCATACCAATGCTGTACCTATTTATACGATCGACAAGCGAATTCAGGTCAGCAGTATGAAACTTCTGAATGTTTACCATTGTACTTCTCCTTTAAAAGCGAGATTAGATTGTGTGGACCCCGAAGGCATCCACATATATTTATAGCACACTTTTAAAAATTAAGAGTTCGGTTTGCCGTCCCCGTCAAGCCTTTCCTTTTTTAACTACAGGAACCCACATCTTCATATGCTTATCATAGTATTGTCCAGTTCGTCCTGCAGGACCGGACGAATCTCTTGGCCAATTAATCTGATATGGATTGTCACGTTCAACAGCAAGTTCTATATCGCCAACAGAAGCGTTACTTGGATCTAATCCCAATTTTAGCATCCATTCATTACCAGCATCTAACATTTCTTTCAATCTTTGTTTTCTTTCTTCAGCAGAAAGATTATTCATATCACCCATTCGCATGAAAGAACTTGCTTCTGGTTCATCAAGTCCAACAAATACATTAATGGGTGTGGATCTTTTCACTTGAAAATCAGAGAACGCCATATCATTTGTCCATGAAGTTCCAGCATTTGATGCTTGAGATACACGTAAAGTAGTTTTCGTGCCTCTCGCAAAAGAAGGAATAGTAATTGTATGAGTTCTTGTTTGTTGTTGGATTCCAAGAAATCTTACAATTTTTGCATATATTGACATCTGGTCTGAAAATTGAAAACCATTAGCTATGTAAGTATTAGTATAATCAGATCTCAACTCAGATTCTTGAGAAGAAGTCATTGTATCAAATAGTCCTGCTTTAAAAGGGTAATCTGGATGACCAACACCAGAATGCCCGAAATAAGCATCATAATTTGATTCTATTCTGTCCATGAGATAAGTATTACCGTCATCATCTATAAGAAAGATGTTGGTGCTATTTGTATTTGCCATCCCACCATTATTATAGTCACCTTGTAGAGATTTAAATGTTATTGTGGTTGCCTTAGATGTGTCAAAGGTGCCTAGTGTATAAGATTTGGTACTAGGGTGTACTCCAGAAATGCTTATCATTTCTGTTCCCATATCCAATCCAGTATTATATCCTGTGCCCCCACCTCCATTTGAAACTGAAGAATTACTAGTGTCAGATGTGGTATCTGATATATCGATGTCTTGTAATGACGAATCAGTTGCATCAAGACTTACATAAAGAAGTCCTCCCGTGCTCATCTTTTCCGCAATAAATTCCTTTCTCCAATCAGACTTTAAAGGTTTTGCTATCTCCTCTAGTTGTTTTCTTTCTAATTCTTCTTTTTGCTGCTCCTTTAATTTCTGAGCAGCACATTCTCTCTGCTCAGAAAGTTTCTTCTGATGAGTTCTTTTTAAATCTTTAGCACTTATATGCCTTAATATCCTGCTCATTAAAAAAGGAAGACTCTTGCCTTCCTTTATTTATCTTCAGTTTTGTTCCTCTACTTTCTTCTTCTTACCAATATTATACTTTGTCTCAAGGACCCACTCGTTCTTTTCTTTGTATGCCAGAACCTTGATTTGGTTCAGTGGCGCGATGTCTGTAACCTTCTCTGGTTCGATTACAGTAACCAGACCCCAATCACAGAGCAGTTGAATAATTCTGTTGCGTCTTTGTACATCGTTCACTGTCAGGTTAGCGTGCTTGCCATCCAAAGCAAACAGTTCCTTAAAGTGTACAATGTAGTATCGTCCTTGCTTATGCAGAATATGGCAGGACTGATAAATCTTTTTCTCTTTGCGAGATGCAACTCCAATACGAGTCAGAGTCTCACGAACCTTCAGAAAGTCGTCTGGTTCATTCAATGTAACTTCGATCATTTGGTCAGCAGACCACCGGACTTCAGGTTCACTAATCATCTTTTTCCTCCAGTCTCAAATTTAGATTTAATGAATGACAATTGTTGTTTGGTAAGAATGCTCAGAGCCTGTTTTGCTTTCTCGTTACTATATCCATAATAACGTTTGACATAATCTAAATCTCTGATTTCGTCCTTTCGGAGCCACGGAGAGAATCTTTTCCGTTTCCTCACACTATTTAGCATGAACGAATACTGAAGATTAGGATCTAGATGTGAATGTAGGTTCATCTCGTTAGCATAGAGAACCGTGTCCAGGTGCCCAGACATGCACCGATTGATAATATACGCTGGATATTTTGCATCAGGATCCTCCAGGCGGAGATCCTTCTTAGTCATATTGATTGAGTTTAACCAGTCTTTTAATTCCAATGTCGAATCACTCCACTAATGATAAAAATATTGGTAACCATGTAAGACACAAAAATAAGGGTGCGTATGCAAGCAACAGTATCATCGTAACGTTTGGTTCTCTCATCTGAGAAACTCCCAAGTGCATACTTCCATATTCTCCACCACTTACGCATCTTTCAGTCTAACAATAATTTGATTGTTCTCGTAGTCTGCTACGAATTCAATTTCCTGCTCGGGTTCCCAAAGCAACTCTTCATAGAGCGCATTGAGTTTCGCCATGTCTTCCCAGAGTTGATTTGGATTTGTCATAATTAAATAGTAAAAGTTCTTTGCGTTGTTTTTGTTCTCTCATGTATTCACCGACCGACCTCATGGTATACGTGAGATCAAACTCACCTACTTCCCATCCTTGGAAACGATCTTTGACCAGTTGAGACGAATTGTAAGATATGAGTTGAGGACCAACAAACCGATCACAATCGGCAGCAAAATCATCGTGGTTGAATCCGTTATGCATACTCCCCTTCCTTCCATAAAGGTTGTCTCGAATGTCGTAGGGGGGATCAAGGTATGTGAAGACATCTTTGCTGTCAGTGAGGAGTTGTTCATAACTTAAGTTTGTAATTTTCCAATCTTTGATTAGTTCTGCATATCCTGGAAGTTTTTCGATGCCTCGCATTGAGAAGTTTGAGACTGATGCTTGTTTGGAAAAG